AATGACCCCACATCTCTTTTCAAGGAATCAAATACCGCTTGGGATCGGTCCCCCCATCTTTGTTGGGTCCTGTTGACCACCTCAACAGCTTGATTTACCGCTCCTGTAGCTGATTTGATCTCCTGGAGATCAGAGGCCGCAGTTTTAGCGTTCTTGCCTGTTAAGGCAAGCAAGGCATTGAATCCCTCCACCCTTCGGATGGCCTCTTCCAATACCAGTATGTTCCCTCCTGCCGCTTCTCGTATCTTCACAAAGGCATTCTGAAGGCTTCCTGCATTTGAAATAAGTTCTTGACCTGTAGAAACCCCTAATTTGTCAAATAATTGTTTCATGACTTTAGTAGGTTGCAATACGCTTCGGATTGCCGATCTTAATCCTGTCATTGACTCAGATGCAGTGAACGCTTGCTTGGTCATAGTGGCAGTTCCTGCCAATATGTCCTTGTACCCTATGCCCAAGTTCGCAGCTATCGGCATGGCTATGCTCATAGCTGAGGAAAGGTTTTCCATCCTCAATCTTCCAAGAACTACGGTCTGCTGCATTGCATCCCCAATATCGGTGATGTCTTGCAGTTGTAATTTATAGGCATTCATGATGGCCGTTGACCCATTGGCAGCAGTGGACAGGTCAGTTACTCCTGCTATTGCCAATTTAGAGGATTCGGTCAACAATTCCATGGCTTCAGCAGGGTCCCTTACGCCTGAAGATATTATCTGATAAAGCCCCTTGACCGTATCCTGGGCATTAAGCCCCATAGAAGCTACAAGTGCGTCCACTTCTTTTGTTAATTTTGCAACATTGGCCTGGTCATTCACTAAAAGAGTCCCTACGTCCGCCATGGCCTTTTCAAAAGAACGGAACCTTCTATTAGCATCTTTAATGGAACCTGATAATTCCTGGAAACTTTTGTTTAAAACAAATAACTTAGTTGCAACTTTAGCAATGTCCTTTGCAAAAGTAGCTCCCCCCAAAGCCCTTAAAGCTAAACTTAAAGCTGCCATCACCTCACCATCCTTTTAGGTAATTTATCAGAATATTCAGATAACTTTTTCAAATGTTCAGGGTCTTTCATTTTAGGCACGATGTCCATAACCTCTTTAGAGTATTCTTGAGGCTTGGATTCTTCCTGGCTTTTGATCATGCAAAACAAATTGAATGACCAATCCCCCAAATCAAGTTCTACCACCTCATGCGGAAACTTTCCGTATTCCTTGGCCATCATCGTCACCGCTATCAGGAACGTCTTGTTCTTCCCGAAACACGGCCATGTCAGATTGGCCACCTCCTACTGTGAACTCTTGAATGGTGTTGAAAAGCTTAAATGCGTCCTCATCCGAAAGGGTTTCCTCAAAAGATATCTCCCAATCCTTGCATTCGCTTTCAGGCCTATCAACTATCCCAGGCATGTCATTGTCCTTATCAGGGACAACGCATGCACATATGAACTTCTTCATGGTGTTAAAAAGCTGTAAGGCATCCTCTTGGGGGGGATCGTCTTTCTGCTCTTTCTCCTCCAATGAATATATAGAAGGAAGCCCAGACACTCCTATATAATCTTTAGGCTTCAGTTTCCTTATCTTAACCTTGAAGAACTCCAGTTCAATGATCTTAGTGTTGTTAGCTCTTTTTTTATACTCCGCAATACTCACCCTTCTCCTCCTTTTATCACCAAAATTTAATTAATATTTCATCATTCCCCGTGTCAAACCCTGCCCCTAATTGGTACTCACAATTATACCTGGCCAATCCATCAGAATCTTCAAAGCCTATATTAGTAAGTGTAACAGCATCTCTGTCAGTTACAGTTCCTCCAGATTGAGAAGCTCCTAAATAAAAAGTGATCTTATTCCCTCCTGTAGAACCTAAAAGAAACTGAAGGTTCTTCCCAGTAGAGCCTTCCAAATTGGTTATGACATTCTCTACTGCAGAAGTTTCTATTAAAGGATTAAAAGAACCCCCTGGAGAACGTCCTGTCAAAAAGAAATTAGTAGCTGTTTTAGCAGAACTGTTCATGGTTTTTACGTTTTGAATCTCATTGTTCATATTCACTTCTACAGAAGAAATTTCAAAAGTTGAATCATTGCCATACACAAAACTAATATTTTGAGCTATAGGAGGAAGCTCCTCGTCATAATCGGCAGTAGGGATTGCCTCATCGCTCACAAAGGCGGCAGTTCCGTCAAATTTCCCTTGCATTTCAAAATTAGCTACTCCTATGCCTCCTTGCTCTACTGCGAAACTTACGTTCCCCACACAACCCGTCAATTTTTTCAATTGCCCAGGGTCCCCTTGGTAAAAATAAATAGTACAACTTGAACTGGCGGTTGTAACAGGGTTATAAAAAACTGCTGCCGATTCAGTAGCTACTGAAAACCCACACGCTTTTAGTAAAGCATTGATCTCTGGGGGCGTGGTAGCTGTGCCACTTCCTCTAAGTTCACAGGAGAAAGATAAACTGCAATTTATATTAGTCACCCTTGGGTCTAAAGGAGAAAGCGATTCCCTAGCTAAATTTCTCTCATAAGTTTCTACATCAAAGCTGAAATCAGGAATGGTGGAAAGAACTGCATCTCCCGCGGTAACTGACCCTCCAATAGAGTTTGTCCCATATGTAGTCTCGGTCTTTACAAAAAGGACTGATTGCCTTGTTAATAATATATCTGCCATGGTTATTCTCCTTGTTAGGCGGTTTCTGGGTCATAGAAAGTATGCCTGTATCTGATCTTTATGTCAAATTCAAAGCCCAGGTATCCCTCTCCTTTGACGCTACTTAAATCTATAAAATTCCTAGTTTCAATAGGAATAGTGTCTATGGCCAATGAATCCCAATTCGGATTGCTCATGGCCTTTATCTCAACATTCTTCATAAGCTCGTTCAATTGAACGCTCGTCCCACTCCCATCATCTATCTCCCAACATTGAAGGGTGACGAAAAGATTCTTGTACACCTTGCCCATGTCTGAAGGGGCCTGGGTGGATATCTCTTCCCTGTCCTCAAATATGAAAACGGCAGGAAATGCCACTTCATTGTCTAAGGGAGTGACTCTCATCCTCTGCACAGTGCCTACTCCTGTCAATGCCTCCATTGAGGTCTTGACTTTGGCCAATATGTTCTCTCTTATAGAGTTTGCCAAGCCTTAATCCCTTCCTATCCTTTTTACAGTAATGCCTCTTGCAAACCTGTCCATGGACCTTGTCAAGGCATTTTGAAAATACCCCCCCGCCCTGCTCAGGGCAAAGCTCACCGCAGGTTCTAAGAAAGACCTTTTCTTAGCAGGTCCTACTGACTTCTTTCTCAACCATTTCCCTGTCCTACCGTCCCTGAATATCAAATAAGGGGAGTTTTTTATCTCTACCGACCCCCTTCCTTTCTCTATGGAATGCCCATAATAAAATCCTTTGTTCTGAGCGTCCGCAATGATCTCAAACCTTCCTTCAAACCTTCTCCCAGGTATCATCTTACTATGGATAGACTTTTTCAAAGCTCCAGGGGACTTAGAGAATTTGCCTACAGGCACAAGCCTTTTTGCCTCTTGCACAGCTACCCTTCGGGTAGTGTCCAAAGTATGGACGTATGCCTCATTGACGAACCTAGGCAATGCTCCTTTTTCAAAAAGTACAGATTGACTTACTGTAATATCAAACTTCAGAGGCATCTTCAGGCACTTCCTCTTTTTTCTTTTTATTCTTTTTTGAAGGGGTCAGGTCTTCCACATAACCAAGCCTTTTGAAATACTCATATACAACCTGATTGTCCATATCACACTCTTCGCCCTCTTGCTTTATGACCTTCTCCCCCTTGGAGATGTATCTTATAGGCCCTTTGACGACTTTGCACTTATTCTTTGCCATTCCTTCCTCCTTGGTGATAGGCCTAAACAATTGTAAGCCTTCTGTATTTATCTATGATCCCTTTTACATGGGGAAGGAAATCATACTCCCCTTGAAAATTCACGCTTCCTTCTTGCCCAGATGCTGTCCTTACCCCCAAGGTCTTCCTTCTGTCCATCAAATACGCCACTTGCATGATGCAAGCTTTTTTAAGATCGTCAGGTACATTAAGAATATCTGCGGTGTCCGCATATCCCCCTGTGTACTTGACCTGCAGCGAGCCTTCTGCATTGTGCCATTTGTACCCTTTGAAGAATATAAGCCCCAAGTCATCAAAGTCCCCGCTTATGGTATAGCTGTCAGAGTCCACATCGTCACCGCTGTCCGTGAAGTCAAAGTCGGTGTTGTACCTGACATGGCTGACTGAGGTTATCGGGAACCTCTTGAGGGACAAATACTTTCCCCCTCCTATGGGATACTCAAGTACATCTGTGCCTTCAGTAAAGGTCCTGTCACAATAACTTTGAATGTCCTCAGATACCTGTTCGATCATCTCACCTATCAAAGTGTCTTGATTGGTGCTTGAGAAATTAAGGTACGTCCTTATGTCGGCCGCTGATACCAGCTTGATCGCTGCCATCTCAGCCCTTCAATAATTTAAGGGCGGTCCTCAAATTGTTCGCTGCCCATTTGTGCTTTTTCAGCTCAGAGCCTTCCAGCTCTTTAAGGAATTTCTCCACCGCTGTGGGGTCTAATTTCTTCGCTTTCTTCGCTTTCTTTGTTTTTTTCTCTTCAGCCATATCGACCTCCTAAAAAAGGGGATGCCTGGGCATCCCCTAGGGTTAATCAGTTATTAACTGGCTCCTTTCATGTAACCTAATGCTTCAGGTAACACTAAGTCTCCGCCAATACGCATACGAGCAATGAATAGGACATCTGGATATTGGAACTCATCCAAACGCTTAACGCTCATACCCACTCTCTGGATGATCTTATAAGCTTGCTTCATGTCTCCACAATATACCGAGTATGAATCTGCCGCTAAGTTGCTCAATGAAGGAAGTATTGTATAAGGCCTTCCTGAAATAGTAGCAGGGTGAGCTTGAGCTGCCCCTTGCAAAGCACCTGCCCATAGGTAATTGCCTTGACTGTCTTGAACTTTTCTAAGTTTGCCCAAGGTGTCTAGGTTGAAGTACCACTTAAGGTTGCTCTGGTATCCTGTCTTGAATGCCGATTGAAGCTCAAAGAACTCATCATAATCAAATACAGTATTACTGCCCATGGCCACGTTATTGCTCTGAGCTGCCATAAGAACTTGGTTAGTGTTAGTGTCAAAGCCTTGAGGCTGTCCACTACCACTTCCTTTAATAAAAGCATAACTTTCTGTATATGCCATCTTAGCACCTAAACGCTCAGTAACATAAGAACCAATATTTGGAATGTCCTCTAAAGCTTCAAGTGACAGCCTGATCTGACCTGCTAATACATCGCAAGAAAGTTCTTTACGGGAAAAAGAAGGATCAGCGGCATCTGGGGCAGTCCCTGAATTATAAGTAAATGATTCAGATTCCCATCCAGCACTTGCGTCAAATCCTGTATGGAACTCAATCTTATTACTAGTAATTGAAACTACATCGGCCTCAGACCTCATTGGATCAATTTCCTGAAAATTATTGAGAATGGTTTGATACATGAACTCAGGGATCAAATGACCTCCAGAACCATCCGTGTAAGACAATACAGGATCACCTGCCGCTTTGTTCAAACGCTTTTGGTATTCATTAGTGGCCAGCTCTTTCATTCTCTCAAGATCGTTTCTATCGATCTTTTTTTCACCAAACTTCACATAAGCGTCATAAAGGCCCTTAAGCTCTTTGCTTTCCTCTTTGTTATTATCTTCAGAGGCCCCTTCAAGGACTTTGCGGTTGGACTTGTTGATCTTCTCTTCGATCTCGTCCAGCCTTTTTTGCATATTAGCGTCTTTGTCATTGACGAACTGCTTGCTCTTCTCTTCATTTGTGTTGATCTTGTCCACAACCTCTTTACGAAAAGACTTGACCAATTTCCCCTGTTCTTCGATCAGGGCTTTCACTTCTTGCTCATTACTCATTAGATTCTCCTTTTAAGTAATTAGTAGATTTAATTAGACCCTGATTGATAGACCTAAGACTTTTCAAAATCTCAGGGTCAGTTGTTGGTTCATCACTTACTGATTTAACAGCAGTAATCTCAGCTTGGGAGTTGCAAGGGAAATCAACGAAACTGACCTCATGGGGAACAAGTTCCCTTAGTTCGTTGTATTCCTTCCCGTCCTTTTCCACCCATTGTTGCTCTTTCACTTCGTAACCAAAGCTCATCCTGTTCACTGCACCCATCTTTAAAAGAGAATACCCTTCCCTTCCTGCTTGAGTCTCTTGATTGATGTACCCTTTCACAAAAAGACCTTTGGAATCCTCTTTGACATCTGCCACCCCCACGTTCATCCTGTGGTTGTGCATCAATATCAGCCTACCCCCATTCTCGTCCAATGCCTTTCTAAACGCTCCTGGCACGACCATGTCGCTGACCCTGTCCACGTCCTTGAATGTCGAGGCGTAGCCCTCGAACTGCTTAACGGGGACCCCGTTTATCTCTTTGTCATCAATATGAAAATTCTTCACCTCAAATTGAAAAGATTTCTTTTTCATCTGAGCTTCCTCCTTATTTGCCTCTATGTCATTAGAATGCTTTTTTGCTTTCTCTAAGCTCGGATACCTTCCCAAAAGCCTCTTCCCATCCTCAGAGTACACTCCCCAGACCTGCTCGCTCTTTGGAAGGTCAGGGTCAATGTCCAAAGCCCTGCACTCCTCTATGATGTTCACCTCAATCATCGCTCACCGCCCTCATCTTATTATTAGGTTCTTTCTCTAATTCCGCTTCCCTTGCCACATTCGTAAAATCAGGTGGTTCCATCTCCTCTTTGAAAGAATCCCCATCTGACACTTCATCATACCCCAACAACTTCCTCGCCTCGTTCTTCGTCACGATCCCTGAGTCGAAAAGGCTCACCGCCTGTTTCGTCACAAGTGTTCTGTCACGCTTCAATACGTCCACCTTGTCCATGTCTATCTCTAAATGGAAGCCCTCCCCGAACAAGGTCAACAGCTCCTTGTTGAGAAAACTCAGCATCCTGTTCATCTGAGGGATGACCGCCTCTGAATAAAGCCCTGCCTTCGCCTCTTTCACATTCTGATAAGTTCTGTTCTCAAACCCCAAAAGCTCCGCAGGGACTTTGAGGGTCATTGATATCTCCCTTCCGCTCATTCCCATTACTTTTTCCCAGTCCATGTCCACCGCTGACAAAGTAAGAGGGTGGAACTTCATCCCACCTGGCAGCACCATCGTCTTCATGACGTTGTTCGCTCCCCCTGTCTTGACCTCCATCTCATTCTTCAATATCAATCTCTGCTTCTCGGACAACCTGCCCGCATTCGACTCAAGGTAGCCGTCCGTCTTGGTCATCCTGTTCAAGAGGTTGGTGTTCCATACCCTGCCCGCATTGTTCTGGTCTATCGACATGGCGCACGGCCCCAAAGGACTCATCCCCTCTGTCTTCTGGAAAGGATGGAAGAACTTCAAATGGACCAGCTTTGCACCGTTGCTTTTGAAAAGCTTATTGTTTATATAATACTTCACCTCGTTCGCCATCACCTCTATCCTGATCTCAGAAGGTGATAGCAATACCACTTGGGAAGGCTTCCCTGAAGAAACGTCCACCCAAAGGTAAGCATTCCCTGACAAATAGAAGTAAGCCCATAGAAAGTACATGAAATCATAATAAGAAAGCTTCGAGTCCCCGTAGTAAACATTGTCCAACAGGTCGAGTATCCTATGCTCCCTGACTATCTCCCTCTTGCCCTTGAACAAGGAAAGCTTCAGGTTCGCCCCCGCATTCGCCAGTATGTCAATACATGAGAATATGTAAGGGTTCTTCTGGAACCCTTGCTTGGAAAGCTTGTCATATGTGCTTTCCTGCTCTAAGAAACCACTCAGCAAGGTATTTGACACAGGAGTGAACAAGCTCGACTTCTCATAGAGGTCATCCTGCATCTGATTAAGATCAGGCACTATGCCCAGGCCGTCCCTGATCTTTTGTAAAAAACTGCTCATAACCACTCCACCCACGCATCATCTTGCCTTTTCATGAAACGCAATGCTTGGGAAACGCTGTCTACTTGGTCTTTTCTCTTTGACGCTGGGAAAGAAACCAGCTCGTCCACCAATACATTAACAAAATCTTCATTCCTTGGGAAGAAAACTTTGCCACTTTCAAACAAATGTGATATGGCCACCGCCCTCGCCTCCTTGCTCCTGCCCTCTGTTTTCTCTGGCAATATGGGCAAGGAAGTGGTCTCCTGAAGGTCTTGCAACAACTGAATACCGCTGGATGCGTCCTCTATCAAAACACAGTCCGCCTCCCATGCTGACTGCATATTCAATATCGCCCTCTTCAAATCCGTGTATATGCACTTCTCCCTCCACAAGTACACCAAATAAAAACCATTCTCGCACTCCGCCCAGAACGTGCCGACCGAGAAGTCATGCTGTGCCTTCGCCTTCGATGCCGTGTCCCAACTCCATATGTACCTGTACACATGGGGAAGCCCCCCAGGCTCATAGAACCTGAACCATTTGCGGTTGAAGATGCTGGACTCCTCCATCACAGGGCGTTGCAGATACTGCGCTCCGAATGCCCTCGTGCCAATGTTCTCCCTTATCCTCTTTAAAGAGGCATCGTCATACTTCTCTGGCCACAAGGCCTCTCCTTCCTCCCTCTCCTTCTCATTCGCATCCCCTGTGGCGGGGAGGCTCAATACCTCCCATCCGTCCTTCTTCGCCAAGTCCGTCAGCCTTCCTGCAAGATCGTCCTTGTGCCACCTCGTCATGGTCAGCACTATTGCCCCTCCTTTCTCCAATCTCGTATATGCCACGTTCTGATACCCATCCCATACTGCGTCCCTGTAAGTGGCAGAGTCAGCATGGTCCGCTGACTTGATCGGGTCATCTATCAAAACGATGTCCGCACCCCT